GCTCAGTGTCTCGTGGGCTCGGAGATGTGTATAAGAGACAGCCATAAAAACTACATGTTCAATGAAAACATGACAACGCTGGCGAATCCGAACAGATACGTAAACTTTATCGGAACGGACGCAAATGGAACTAGAGGAAGGCAAGGAATTCTGTCAGCAGACCTAACCGGAGTAAGTGCAATCACCATTCAAGACTTGCGCATGAGCATCGCACTGCAGCACATCTTTGAAGCAGATGCACGAAACGGCACGCGATACCGTGAGTTCCTGTCTGGTACGTGGGGCGTAACAAGTCCGGACAGCCGTATGCAGATTCCTGAATACATCGGTGGACAGCGCATTGCAATCAATGTAAATCAGGTTGTGCAGACGAGCCAGACGGACCCGAAAACCGGACAGGCACTAGGCAATACGGCAGCATACAGCCTGACCACGTGCAGCAAGCAGATGGTGGACTATGCAGCGACCGAATACGGCTATATCATCGGACTGGCAGTGGTACGAGTAGAACACAGCTACCAACAAGGGCTAGCAACCAAGTGGACACGTGGCGGGCGGTTCACGTACTATGACCCGCGACTAGCAGCTTTAGGCGAACAACCGGTATATAACCGTGAAATCTATGCACAGGGCACGTCAGAAGATAACAAAATCTTTGGGTATCAAGAATGCTGGGCGGACTACCGCTACAAGCCTTCTTACGTAACCGGAGAAATGCGGTCTAACTACCAAACTTCGCTGGACGCATGGCACTATGCGGACGACTATGACACACTCCCACATCTCTCAGCAGAGTGGATACAGGAAGGAACACAGAACATTGACCGAACAATTGCGGTAACAAGCGAAAAAAGCCACCAATTCTTATGCGACTTCTACTTCAACGAAGAATGGTACAGAGAAATGCCCATTTACAGTATTCCCGGCATCGAAAGAATCTAAGAAAGGAGGAAGCCCCGCAAAAGCGGGGCTATTTTTAAATGGAAACGTTATTAAAATTTATGCCATACCTCATGAAAGGACTAAGCCTACTGACGGGCGTCATCACAAACAGTAACATGAGCAGCGCCAAGGACAGCCAAGCATCAGGCAGCGAGACCAGCACAGGCAGCGAGACAACAACCGGCAGCGTGACAGCACCGCAGCAAATCGGAACGGCGCAAATCGGCACGCCAACAGGTATTACCACATTCGGAAACCAGAGCAGCGTAAACACCGCAAACGCACTGCAAATGATGAGCGGACTGCTGAGCAACCTCGCGAATGCTGGAAGCCAAGCAAGCGCCAAGAAGTACAACAGCGCGGAAGCAGCAGCAGAACGAGCGTTTCAAAAAGAAATGCGCGGGACAGCCTATCAAGACACTGTAAAAGACATGATCGCAGCGGGAATCAATCCTATTCTGGCAGCAACCAACGGAGCGACAAGCGCACCATCGGGAGCATCTGCAAGCATTGGAAGCCAACGCTATAACCAGCAGAGCGCACAGGCCGCAAGCGTATCCGCAATGTACGAATACGGCAACAACACGGCAGAGCTGGCAGACAAATACTTACAGCTAGCAAAACAGGCCACCAGCGCAAAACAGTTTAAAAATGCGAAAAGCTGGGAACAGGCAGCAAGCGAGCTAGCAACCTCAAGCGCAAAACAGGCACAACAGTACAGCTATGCAGCTAACAAGTTGGGTTCAGGGCTTGCGAAAGCGGGAGAAAAAGCCAAAGACGCAGTAAAAAAGGCTGGTAAAGCAGCCAAAGAAGGTGTTGACAAAGTAGCCGAAGATACTATCAACAAGGCAGCAAGAAGACGCAAACTAATTGATGGATTCAAATCTGGACAGCCATATACAGGAGACTAAGAAAAAAAAGGGGGATGGCAAAACATCCCCCTTTTTTGTAACAATAATCCAAAAAATAAAGAATGTGGAAAACTTGAGTTTTCAAAACTTTCAACAGGTTTTCAACAACAAGTTGCACAAAGAAATTCATCAAAATGACGAACATTCAACAATTCAACAAGTTTTCAACAAAACTTTCAACTAATAATTTTTCTTAAATATAACGTGATAACGGATAATTTTTACTGTTATCAACTTTTCAACACTACTACTACTACGACTACAACAAGTTAATATATAAAGAAAGCGAGGTGTCAACCGGCACAAGATAGACAAGGAAGCTTGTGCCGGTAACAAAAATGCCATGTACAAAACCATTAGTATTTCAGATGGACACGAAAAAACCAAAACTTTGGGGAAGTCTGGAGAACCTATCAAAGCAAGGACTACAAACGGACATCATGGACGGAGTAAAAAAAGGAAAACTCGCATTGTTACCATGCGGTAAGTGCGAGTATTGCCGCAAACAGATGGCAGATCAATGGGCAACAAGAATAGAACTGGAAGCCAAAGAATGGGACGATGTAATTTTTCTAACACTGACGTATGACGAGGACCATATACCCTACGGCGAAATCATCAAAGGATACAAAAGCATTCAAAGTCAGACAGTAAGCAAACGAGACGTGCAGCTATTTCTAAAACGGCTACGGAAAGCGTACAAGAAGCCAATAAAGTATTTCCTAGCGGCTGAATATGGTGACAGAACAAAAAGACCGCACTACCATGCAATAGTATTTGGACTAAAGCCACCGGATGCGCAATGGTATAAGAACCAAAAGGGAAACAGCTATTTTAAAAGCGAATGGCTACAAAAAATCTGGGGCAAGGGCATGATAGACTTTTCACCAGCACAACCGGGAAGTTTTGCATACGTGGCGCAGTACGTCAACAAAAAAGCCATAGGTGCAGAGCAAGCGGCAAAATACTGGATGGAAGGTCGAGAACCTGAGTTTAGAATCATGTCAAAAGGCATCGGCGAAAAGTATCTAAACGAACACAAAGATGAAATCTTAAAAACAGATAGCATTATCTGCGCAGGAGGACGCGAGAAAAGGCCTCCACGCTATTTTGATAAGATTCTAGATAAGGATGATACCAACCAAGACACAGAAAGCTATTTTAGGGCACATTCTGACGAGCTGAGAGAGGTTAGAGCCAGACGCAGACGCAGTGCAATACAAAGTTTGGTCAATCTCGAACAGAACACGAGCGTAGACTACGAAACCTATCTAAACATTCAAAAAGAAAAGGACAAACTAAAACAAAAGTGGCGTGAACCGAAAGAATGACGCGCACAGCGCTTATAATGAAAAAATTATCCGAGCTCCGCATGCGCTACGCACGGAAAGGCGCTAAAGCGCCATTCAAACCAAAGGAGCAAAACAGGCTACTGATATATCAATAAAATTCTAAAAAAAACTTGACTTTTTTTTAAAAATATGATAAAATATAATTACAGAAAGGAAGGTGCTAAAAATGAAGCACAGATATGAACTGAGAAGTTGGAACGATGACGACAGCATGACCACAGTATTAAAAATCAACGATGAACCGAAAAACGCAAAAAAGAGAGCAAAGGAATACGCAAAAGAACACAAAGGAATCTACAGCCTGTACAAGGTTGAAGAAATCAAGCTATACTTCACAGAAAAGGAGGATTGACAAAGATGCTTAAATGCTATATCATAGACACAGACGGAAACGTAAAGCTGGGAAGACACTTCAAAGTAAAAGAATTTGCTTGCCGGAACGGCAGTCAAGTAGTATTCATAGACGACTACTTATATTCCGTTCTGGACACCCTCCGACATAAACTAGGAAAGCCAGTAATCATAACCAGCGGATACAGAACACCAGAATGGAACGCAAAATGCGGTGGAGCAAAATACAGCTATCACATGCGCGGTATGGCGGCAGACATCCGAGTTAATGGAATAAGCCCAAAAGAGCTTGCCAACAAACTGAACGAAATCGTACCGGATGAATGCGGCATTATCGTATACAATAACTGGGTGCACTTTGATGTGCGAACCGGGAAAAAATACAGAAAGGGGATGTAACAATGGAACGTATCAGCATCAACCGATAATCGAATGACGCCATAACCTGGAAAGGAAAATTAGCAATGAAATCATGGAATGTAAGAGACCAGACCAAAAAAGCAAATTGTGAACAAAATAGAACTAATCAAAAAGGAGTATAACAATGGCACATAGAAGCGGAGCGGGTAAAGGCGACCAGAAACGATTTACCCAGACTGCAAAGCGGGTAAAAAATATCAACGTTCGACCGAAGGTATCACGAGGCGGCGTCCGCCTGTAAGCAATACAAACAAAGAAAGGAGGCGTAAAATGGCATTAATCAAAGTCAAAGACGTTAAGGAAGCAATTGCGCTGATGATGAACATCCTTGAAAAGCTCGACGAAATCTACCACGCACTGAAGGATGCAAACAAAGACAAAGAGTAAAGAGGAAAAACATGAAACTGAAATTCTACTCATTCCACGATGCATTGACCAACGGCTACTCACAGCCATTTCTGCAGAACAACAGGGCACAGGCAGTGCGAACGGCACGCTGGAAAGCCAACGAAAGCAAGCCAAGTGAAATCGAAGATATTTCGCTCGTAGAACTGGGCGAATTCGACACCGAAACGGGCTACATGAGCGAAGCAATGCCTGAACACATCGCACGGCTCATCGACCTGAAGGAGACGAACAATGCAAAATCCTAATGTAATGGTAAGATACTACGGACTGCCGACCGAAAGAGTGACAAACAATCCGGGCAGCGAAACCGCACCAACGTGGAAAGCAGTAAAACGACCGAACGGCACTACCGACTACATCCAGCAGCCGGACGAAAACACATACGAAAAAATCCAGCGAGCGGGCGAAGGCTACGACCTTGCAAGCGCAATCGCACGGCTGGAAGCGGGAGACACCAGCATCAAAGCAAAAAGCATGGTATATACCGAGGGCACCGACCTTGAAAATCTGCCCAAGGACATCATGACGATGCACGAAAAAGCCGAAGCTGCAGCCGAAACGCTGGAACAGCTGAAACAAGTGCAGCAGACCGAACAGCCGAAGCCGAAAGAGGAAGAAAAAAAAGAGGAGGTAAAGGAAAACGAACCGAAACAGTGAAAACCATTTCGCGCAAGTGCCGCGAATGGAACGACCACGAAGCAAATTTGACAGAAGCCACCAGCTATTGACGACCATCAACGAAGGTGACCTCGTACCTATATACTGTGATGAAGTGCTGCCGGGCGATACCACAAAAGTACACCTGAACGGGCTCATTCGCATGAGCACACCAATCTATCCTATCATGGATAACTGCTACATGGACACCTATTTCTTCTTTGTTCCGTGCCGTCTGCTGTGGGAACACTGGGAGAACATGTTCGGCGAAAACGATACAAACTACTGGGCAGAAAAAACCGAATATTCCACACCGAAAACCAAAATCGTAGGCCCCGGCATTAAAAACGGAACAATCGGGGATTACTTCGGACTTCCAACAGGAGTACCGCTGGAAGTAAACGCGCTGCCGGCACGCGCCTACGCGATGATTTATAACGAGTGGTTCAGAGACGAAAACCTTGAAGCACCAATAATGGTAGGATACAAAAAAAGTGACGAAGGAGGCATATCGGCAGACCCAGAAGTAGACGCAGCAAATTACGCCAATAAACCAGAAGTTACTGCAACCTTATCAGAAGGTGCAATATACGCAACGAAGCCAGCCAAAGCAGGAAAATTCCACGACTACTTCACCAGCTGTTTGCCGAGTCCGTTGAAATCTGACCCTGTGGAAATCAGCCTAGCAGGTGATGCACCAGTACAGATAAAGGACATAGATGGACAGCTATACGCAGATGCAGAATCTATCTACTTCAACACCTGTCTCTTATACACATCTCCGAGCCCACGAGAC